ACTTGCATCAGTGCAGCCCTCCCTGCTTGGCCTGCTGCTCGCGCTCGTAGTGAGCGGCAAGGTCGGCCAGTTCCGTCTTGATTGTTTCCTGGTCGCCGCCGATGTTGGCTTGCACCAACTTGATCAACCTGTCGCTCAGGTAGTTGGCGAGGCAGTTCATGCGGTGCAGGCGCGCGCCCAGGGTGAAGACGCTATCGTTGGCGCGGCGCAGCTCTTCACGAAGCTCCGGCACCGTGCTGAACGCCTCGGGGTTCGCCATCGTCGGGCACATGGTGATGATCGGATCGCTCATGCTTCCTCCCAGCTCACCGTGACACCCTTGAACTCGGCGTAGCCGCGCTTCTTGCCGCCTTCGTTGCGCCACTGACGGCCACGCGAGTTGTCCAACAGCGGGACGATGGACTGCGTGGTGCCGCGATCAATCTGCACCTCGGGACGGCTGCCGCGTGCCGGGTTGAGTTCTTGCCGGGTTACGCGGTAGCCCATCGCACGCAAGGCGCGAGCTGCGGTGTTCATCACGGCCAGGCGACCGATGAAGCTGTCGTTGAGTACGCGGATCATGGAGTCCTCCAGAGTCGGCTCGGGGTTGCATGTGACGATGCGCAGAGCGGCAGCCATGTCACATCTCCTTCACGATGTCGGCATCGACCACCGGGGCACCCAACATCGCGGCCAGGTTCATGGCGGCCGTGAGGGCGTTGGCGACGGCAAGGGGATAGACCAAGCTGACCGATGTGGTCATGACCTGCGCTTTGCCGTTGCCAGAGCCACCATGACGACGATGTGCAAAGGTGAGACGCTCGCGCAGTGCGTCAATGCCGTCCTGGGTGATGACCTTTTCGAGCGGGCAGCCGACACGGTTCAGCTTGAACTTCAGGTAGTCACCCAGGTTGTTGTCGAGCGGCGGCAGTTCGACCAGGTCGCAGCGCTGGGCCACCTCACGCACTTCAGCGTTGTTGACGGCGAGGCGCTGACGCAACTCGGGCTGGCCAACCAGGACAATCGAGAGCAGCGGTGCCAATCCATCCTTCAGCTCGGCGAAGCGCTTGAGGTGCTTCAGCGTGGCGGTTGGCAGGCAGTGAGCTTCTTCGATGATCAGCACATGACGCTGCCCGGCGCGGTGCCCAGCGGTGAGCAGTTGCTGAACCTGCCGGGCGCGGGCTTCAGCATCACGCTTTGGAGCCACCGAGGGCGCTATCGTGGCGATGATGGCTTGCACGATGGCGGCGCTCTTCAGCGTCTTGCCTTTCGAGTCGTTCTCTTCCATGTACAGAACGCTGGGTTCGATGATGATCACGTCGCGGCCTTCGCGGTGCAGGCGGTCTTTGAAGTCCGCCACCGTGGTGCTTTTGCCGCTGCCCGACTCGCCGACCAGGGCCAGCAAGCCGCCGTGCTTGGCGTGCTGCCAGAGCGTCTCTCGCACATAGCGGATGTCTGGGCTCACGAACACATCACCCGTCTCCGTGATGTCGTTGCTGAAGGGGTCTGCCGCGACGGCGAAGTGACGGCGGGCGGCTTGTTGCAGGGTTTGCTTTTGGAGTAGCATGTCGGTCTCTTTCTCTTGTGGCATGGAAGATGTCGCGCCGGAAGGCGTGACGGTGGAACGCTCAGCGCTGGAACGCTGGGCGTTTTGCTTTTTGGGTGCTGGTTGCGCCCGGTGATCGAAGGCAGTGGCGATGGCACTGGCAGGAGCGCCAAGCTGCTCAAGCTCCTGCTGCATGGCGACTCGAAGCTCTTCCCAGCCCTTGGATGGCTTGAAGCCCCAATTCAGGATGTCGGCCAAGGTGCCAGGGCTGATGCCCAGGTTGCGAGCAAAACGGGCCTGGGCCACGCCCATCCGCTTGAGTAAAGCCTTGAGCTTGAGCGTGGTGGGTTTGCGGTCTGGGTATCGCATCACTTGATCCTCCGCAGGCCACTCGCGGTACCACCATGCGTGCCGGTGGCCGCTGGCGTTTCACCCCAATGGTCTGCCCAGTCCTGCGGCACATGACCTGCCGGGAATGCGGCCTTGATCTGGCTGTAGAGGTCAGCCGGTGCGCCATCACCCAGGCGCTCTTTGATGCTGCGCACGGCCTCGGGCACTGTGAGCATGACCTGGACTTTTTGCGCCTGGCTCTTCAGGCTCAGCACCTCTGGTGTCTGCACGTCCTGCGCAGTCGGAACAAGGCGCTGCGGCAGATCGGCTTTGCCAAGGTGGCTGTGAGCGACCAAGCCACGCCCTTCGTTGAGGTGAGCAAACGGCCTCGACTGCTTGGCCCGCATCTGCTCCGCGCCATCGACCGTGGTGCCTTCACCCCATGCCGCTTGAGCCAAGGTGCGTGCGGCTTTCTCGCTGGCGGTTTCTGGTGCGCGGGCAAACTCTTCACCGGCCACCGGGGCTGACATAGGCCGACCGTAGTCGTCGAAGTTGCTCTCGGGTTCAACCTGCACCAGGAGCGGTTCCTGGCCAAGGCGCTCGATTTCGATGCGCATGGCACCGCCTTGCATGAGCAGAGGCGTGACTCGAACTTTCTGGCCGTTGCCCAAGAACTCGGCCCATGCCCGCAAGTCATAGCTGGCCGAGCGGCCCAGCTCTGGATGTGCGAAGCTGATGTGCAGGTCGCGCACCACGCGGGTTTGTTCTTGGCCGCTCATGAACCATTGGCAGACCTCACGCGGCGGCATCTGTACCAATGCGCCGGGGTGGCGCATGATCAGTTGCCACATGGCATCGCGCACCATCGGTACGCCGCTGTCGCGCACCAGGCGGTAATCCACGTGCTTGATGGCGTCGGCATTGAAGTCCCGCACCCAGGCGCTCGCAGCCGCATTGAGTTGCTCAACGCTATCCACCGGCTCGAAGCGAAGGCGGCTCTCGAAGTGGGTTTCGACCAGGTTGTTCCCCTGTTCGACACCACCTTTGCCCCAAGAGTGACCAGCCGCGTGCGTCTGGTGATCTACGCCGAGCGCATCGAGAAGGTTGCGCACCGCGAAGCTGGTATTGGCACTGCCCTTGTCCCACAGAAGCATGCGTGGCACACCGTGCGATACACGATCAGCCTGCTGCCCCCAGGTGTAGAGCAGAAACTCAAAGAGGCTCTGCTGGTTTTCGCCAGCGGCCTCGTAGTAGCGCACGTCGATGGTGCCCGATGCGTGGTCATAGCGGACATAGCGCCACACCTTCAGGCGCACCTTGTCCATGCTGGCGGGCTTGTTCTTGTAGAACTCTTCGTCCCGCATGATCCGCTGCCCCTGTCCTGGGGTGTAGTAGATCAAGCACAGCGACGGGTCGATCTGGTGCAGGTGGTTTGGATGCAGGCTGCGGAGCGTGATGTGATTGCGAGCGGCTGCTTGCGTTTTCTGATCCAGGCGATGTGCCCGCATGAGGGCGTTGACACGGCTTTCGGAGACGTTGACCTCAATGCCATTGGTGTGAGCGATGTTCATGGCCACCGCCGTTGGCAGGGTGGCCTTCCCGTTGCCGCGAATGCCCTCACGCTTGGCGGCTGCTATGAAGTGCAGCGTCTCTTCGGGGAGGGTTGTCTTCCCGGCGTCGGCGCGTTTCTTGCGGCCACTGGTGTAGCCAGCGTGGGTGCGCAACCAGGTGTACACCGTGTTGGGGTTCTTCCCGATCATGTTGGCGAAGCTATGCACCAGCGCGGTGGCACTGCCGTGCGGGGCAGCGGCAATCCGGTCGCGCAGTGCGAATAGCTCTTGCAGCAGATCGGGTGCGAGTTGAGTGGCCATGTCGGTATCCATGCAGGGCTGGCCCGTTAGGCCGCGTCAGTGCCGTAAGCACCCAGGCTCTTGTCAAAGGTCACGCGCTCTTTGAAAATTTCACGCTCGGCCTTGGCCAGGGCAGCCTCATACACCTCCACCACATGACCCAAGGCGGCTTCGTACTTGGGCTGCAAGTCAGCCTCAAGGGCCTGCCCGGTTTCCATCAAGGTGATGCGACAGGTTTCAAGGTCGCTGATGGCCTTGGCAATGGCGCGACCGGCTGCGGCAATCTGGTCGGTGATGGGTTCCAGGGCATCGGGCCAGTCCGTGTCGGCCACTACCTTCTTGTTGGCCTTGACTTGCAGCTCACGAATCTTGCTGGCCTGCCCTTCGTTAACCTGCTCCAAACTCTTGTAATTGGCAGTGGCTTCGTCACGCGCCTGGGTGAGTTCGTCCTTTTCCTTGAGGTGCTTCGCAATCAAGTCTTCGGCCAGCTCTAGCAGGGTGTCTTTGTCGCCAGCCTTGGCAGCCTCAATCAAAGCGGTTTTTTGATCGGCGGGCAGTTTGCGAAATTGGCGCAGGTCGCGGTAGCCGATGCCGACGCGCTGCATTTGCTCCAACGCTTCTTCCCCGAAGGCTTGCAGGTTGGCGATATCACGATCAACCTGATCCACTGATTTATTGAGCAAAGCACAGTACTCTTCCCATGTGCCTGCCAATTCCGCACCGTGCGGAGAAATTTGTCCTCGCAATTGCCTGTACGCCTTGGTTTCCTTAACGATGGCCAGTTTGGAAATCCGCACCGTGCGGGAAAACTCCTCAAATGCGCCAGCCATTTGTGCTTGACCTAGCAGCTGGTTAGCGATGTCACGTCCCTGCTCATAACTAGACTGGAGTTGCTGCAGGTGTTGTGCAGCCTGTCCAGCCTCCTCCAGTTTGGCGGGATCAAAGTTGTCTTGTGCGGGCGCGGTGATGGCCTTTGGTGGCTTTGCCATTGGGTTCTCCTTCAGTGGGTTCTTGAAAAGTTGTGTTCGATGTCGGCCAGCTCTTGCTTGGCTCGGGCGATGTCAGCCAGCACGCGGCCAAAGACTTGCCCCATGCGTGGCGTGGGGTGGAAGTGGCCGGTGGCTTCGTCTTTGCGCGCCCAGCCCTTGTCGATCAGCATTTGCATGGCGCGGGTAGTGCTGGACTGGTTCAGCCCAAGCTGTTTCGATATGGCCGTGTTCGACGCGCCCGTGACGGCAAAGCCAGCGATGAAGTCCAGCGCGTCCAGCACTTTCATGGCCGAGCGGGTGTCTTTGTCGGCAGGCATCACTTCTCCTCCATAGATTGAAGAAGATGGTCGAGCTGGTTGTTCTGGATGCGCTCAAAGGCATCACGCACCACTGGTTTTCGTCTCGCCATGCCAGCTGCGGCAGATAGTGGTGTGCCTTGATTGATCAGGTCACTGAGTGCGTCATGACAAAGCACGGCATCGGCGATGAAACTGCTGTTGTATGGGGTCTCCCCCTTGGCTGTTAACAACGTGAAGGCGGTCAATGCGGGAGCAGGGTTGGCCTTGTACATTCCGCCCATGTAGCAAGCATTCAAAAAGATGGTGTCAAGCAAACCTTCCAGCTCGCCCATCAACTTGGTGGCATCTATGTCGTTCATGGCTGTTCTCCTGTGCAACTGGTTTTCAAAGTGCGAAAATGTCAAATTGAGGCGCGTTGTGTCTTCAGGCCCAGCGCGACGTACACCTGATGTGATTTGCCACGTTTGCCCTTGGATCGGCCACGCAACACCATGAACATGGCGTCGTAGTCCAGTCCTTTGCGGCGGCAGTAGTCCTGAATCGATTCCCCACGTGCTTCGCAGTCAGCACGGAACGCGGCGATCTTTTGTGTGAGCTGGTCTTGTGTCATGTCAGCCTCGGTGTGTGTTGGTGGATATTGGTTGCAGTAGGTGTAAATATACACCTACTTTTACCCATTGCAAGAGGTGCGTCGATGCTTGTTGAAAAAATTTCTGAAGTCCTTGCTGAGCTGAAGGCAAACCAGCGTGTCAAGAACAATGCGGAGTTCGCTATGGCCGCAGGGATGTCAGGCGACCGCCTGAAAAACATCCTTGGCGGGAAAGTTAAAAAGCTCACACCCAAAGAGATGCTTGCGCTTCAAAGCGCATACGGGATTCGCGTGGCTTGGTGGGGCAGCGATGCGGCGCCAATGTGGTTGACGGAGCAAGAAAAGGCGTTGGAGCCAAGGCTGGAGGACTTGCGACTGGTCACGTCCGAAGTTATGGAACTCGGCTTGCCAGAAGATGAAACCAGAACGCTTCAAGCCTTGCTTTTTGCCGTGAAAACCAAAAACCGCACATCAATCTCGGAGCTGCTACAACACAGGCAAACAGGGGCGAACTATGTGTATGTCCCGAGGTATGACATTCAGGCTTCTGCTGGTAATGGCAGCGTGATTCATGACGAAGCCGTTGTTGATCACTTGGCCTTCAGGTCTGACTGGATTCGCCAGTCAATGGGGCTTGATCCATCACATTTGGCGCTGATTGATGTGCGGGGCGACTCGATGAGTCCAACCATTGATGGCGGCGACTTGCTGCTGCTGGATATCAGGCCAGGGCAGGCCAAAAGTGAAGGGGTCTACGTAATCAACCTACACGGCTCGTTGCTGGTCAAGCGCCTGCGCATTCGCTTGTCGGGGGTGATCGAGATCGTTTCAGACAACCCCAAGTACGGCTGTGAAACGATCTCCGGTGAAGAGCTGGAGCGCCTTGTTGTTGTCGGTAGAGTGGTCTGGCATGGGCGGAAGTTTTGATGATCAATTTGCCTGCAGCCCAACCTTCGACACTGGACTTCATTGAGTTGTCCCTAAGCCATTTGTTGTGCGTCGTCTTTCCAAAAACGAAGAGTCCTTATTACCAACATGCAACAGACGTTGCCCGTCAAGCTGCTGTGTATCGGAAGATGGTTGGCGAGGCGGGTGACGTTCATGCTTGTGCATTTGCCAAGGGGCGCGATGGAGCAGCCCAAGCTGTGTTGTTGCTGCGATGGGTACGAGGCTGGTCTGGTGTTCAAGTCTTCACGCGTGGGCGACTGAACGACAACATTGAGGACACCGCTGCTACGCTGATCTGCTACCTGGATGGCCTAGCGCATGTGGACACAAAAGCAAATTGCCTGACTGTGACAGAGGACGCTTTCAAGTCGTATCGGCCACCGTCCGCCACTCTTGTTGTGCGCCTGTCTGCGCCTAGTGACCTAGCGGATAAAAAGCCGATCCGACTGTCCGTTCCCTGCCGCAGGGTTCTTGGTGGTTTTCGCGTAGAGCCGGAGCATCCATCGTCTTGGGTAGACCAATTCCAAGGTGCTACCGTTCGGCACAGCACAGACTGGTGCCCTCTGCTCGACCTGACAGCGTTCAGGCAGTTCGATTGATTTAAGCGCCAGGGGGCTTTGCTGCAAGCCTGATGCCCCGATGTACCACCTGATGCATTCGGCTCGCTAGAAAACGTTCGCAAGCGGCTCTGTGCGCGATCAAAACGTGCCCGCTTATCCATCGTGGCGATGCTGCCCTCACATCGCGCCCGATTCGGCAATCAAAAACTAAAAGCCTTTACTGTCAGCAAAACGGGCCGCCCGGCAAAGTGGCGGCATGAACAAGGCCACCGCACCGGGCACTGCGCCCATCCACCCGCACGCTGCAGCCCTGGCGTTTGAGATCGAACTCGACGGCCAGGCTGGCGTCGGCGTGTCTGCGCCGACCCGGCTGCGCGTGATCCCCGATGGCGAGTTTGACGCGGTCGACGGTCGGCCCGGCAACATCAAGGGCGTCAAGGCCAAGAAGTGGGTCATGAACGCCAATGCCGCGCAAGCGGTGATCAGCCGCTTCTTGGCACGCCGCCTGAAGCTGGTGATCGACTATGAGCACCAGACCCTCAAGGCCGCTGACAATGGCAAGCCTGCACCGGCTGCGGGTTGGATCACCGCGCTCGAATACGAACCCGGCAAGGGTCTGATGGCCACGGTGGAGTGGACAGAGGATGGCCGTAAATTCGTCGAGGGGCGCGAGTACCTCTACCTCTCGCCGGTCTTCCTGTTTGACCCCGACACCGGGGAGGTGCAGAGCCTGCACAGCGTGGCTTTGACCAATACCCCGGCGCTCAACTCGCTGGGCGAGATCGCCGCAATGGCTGCCCTGGCCGCGCTCGCGGATCAAGACGATTTTTACCGTGCGGAGCACTCGACCCTGACGGGTCGTGAAACTTCGCTTCGCTCGTTTTCACGCCGACTGCCCGGCTCTGGCAGGACTACCAATGAGGAACCCACGATGGACAAAACCAAAGTGCTGGTGGCCCTGGGCTTGCCCCTGGACACTGGCGATGAAACCGCGCTGACGGCTCTTTCGGCGCTCTCGCAAAAGGCGGGATCGCTGGAAGCCGAGGTCGCCGCGCTCAAGGCCAACCAGTTCGATCCGGCCAAGCACATCCCCCTGGATGAGCATAAGAAGGTCACCACCGAGCTGGCAGCGCTGAAGGAAAGCCAGGACAAGGCCGCGCACGATCAACTGATCACCGCTGCGCTGCAGGACGCCCGCATCCTGCCCGCCAACGAGCCCTACTGGCGCAAGCAGCCGCTGGCAGCCCTGCAGGAGTTCCTGAAGGATGCCAAGCCGCTGGCTGCTCTCTCAAGCACCCAGACGGGCGGCAAGCCGCCTGCCGGTGATGGCCAGTCGGTGGCGCTGTCTGCTGAAGAGCAAGCCGCTTGCGCTGCCTTGGGGCTCGCACCCGAGGCGTATGCCAAGGCCCGTGCCTGATTCACTCACATCATTTTCATTAGGAGCATGACATGCTGATTACCCCTCAAATGCTGCTGGCCCTGCGCACGGGTTTCCGCGCAGAGTTTCAAAGCAATTTCGACCTGGCCGAGTCGATTGTCGACCGCGTGGCCACAACGATTCCGAGCCAGACTTCTGGCAACACGTATGGCTGGCTGGGCCAGTGGCCTGGTTTCCGTGAGTGGATCGGTGACCGTGTATTGAAAAACATGGCTGCCCACGGGTATGAGATCAAGAACAAGGACTGGGAAAGCACGGTCTCGGTCAAACGTCCCGACATCGAAGACGACAACGTGGGTGTGTACAAGCCGCTCTTTGCCGAGATGGGCCGCGCTGCCAAGGTGCACCCGGATGAGCTGGTGTTTGGCCTGCTCAAGGTGGGCCACAGCACGCTGTGCTACGACGGTCAAAATTTCTTCGACACCGACCATCCGGTGTACGCCAACAACGATGGCACGGGCGATGTGACTACCGTGAGTAACCTGCAAGCAGGCAGTGGCCCTGCCTGGTATTTGCTCGACTGCTCACGGGCGCTCAAGCCGTTGATCTTCCAGAACCGCAAGGCCCCTGCTTTCAGCAGCATGACCAGCCTAGAAGATGAGTCTGTATTTACCAGCAACGAATTCAGGTTTGGTGTGGATGGCCGCAGTAATGTGGGCTTTGGCTTCTGGCAGCAGGCGTTCAAGAGCAACGCCGGTCTGACCGCTGAAAACTTCAATGCAGCCTATGCGGCTATGGGCAGCCTAAAAGCGGATAGCGGTCGTCCATTGAATATCCGGGCGACATTGCTGGTGGTACCTCCGAATCTGCGTGAGGCGGCTCTGGAGATCACCAAGGCGGATCGTCGCGCTAACGGCGCCAGCAACGTGAATGCGGGGCTGGTTGAAACCATTGTTACTCCCTGGGTGCTGTGATGCCGAAGGAAACAACAGAGAAGAACACTGTGTCGGTCACCGTGCGCACTGTGCCAGGCGTTTCCAAGCGCTGCCGAGCAGGGCATCTGTTTGGCCCGGAGCCGATTGAGGTGGCACTTGGTGCTGATCAGTTGGCTGCCGTGCGCGGCGATGAGCTGCTGGTTGTGACCGATTTGCCTGCCAAGACTTCAGTGCCATCAACAGCAGTTGGCGGCATTGTTGGGGCCGGTAATAAGGGCATGACGCCCGCGTCTAGCAACGCCGGACGCGGGTAATGCAAAGGCGAGTTGTGCCGCTTTGAGTAACTGGGCGGCACGTTCAATTTTTAAATTTTCTACGTGAGGAAAACATGAGTTCTGTGATTCAACATAACACCGATTACCCCGTGCAGGCGCTGCGCGACAAATTGAGCAACCAGTCCTTGGTGGCTTTGGCTGGAGGCATTCTGGAGCTGCTTTCCACCAAGCACACCGAGCTGGACACGCGGCTTTCCAACGAAATCACCGCATTCAAGTCCGATGTGGCAGATGATGTGGCCGCGTTGACGACGCTGGTGCAGCAGGCCAAGGATGCGGCAGAAATTCTTGGCAGTGTGGAGCTTGGCCAGATTGAAGACATCCTGCTGCGCCTGGTCAATGCCGAAGCGATCCAGAAAGCCATTGGTCAGGTCAACATTACGCTGGGCGGTACGCAGTACCAGCTGGCCAGCGTGGTGGCAGCCATTGCAATGGCTGAGCGCGAGACCAAAGGCGTGGTTCTGTACAACGCAGCAGGTACCGATGTGGTGGGCTATCGCATGGAGCTGTCGAACGGACAGGTGGTGCTGTTCGATGTAACCAAGTCCGAGTCGGAGGACGGAGCCATGCTGACGGCGACGTTTTCCAGTACGGATTACGCTGGTGTTGCGGCCAGCTTCGCGGCTGTGTACGCACGACGGGCGCAGCAACTGCAGGCGCTTGGTTCTACGCTGGATGTGGTTACTTATGACCATGTGTCCCGCACCCACCTGGTGATTGACTTGACGGATCGCTATTTGGCCGGGGTGTCTAGCCCCAATCCCGTAACTGATGAAAACGGCGATGGCCAGGTGGGCACAGGCTCGGGAAACTGAGCTGGCGCTACCAGATTGATGCTTTGGTAGCGGTACAAACCCATGCGGACATTGACGTGTCGGTGTGAGGTCACGGTGGCCTTGGCTCTTCATGCCAGGGCCACTGGACTGATTGAAGTGCGTGCCACTGCTGTGCCAATGCTGCAGCTGACGACACAGAAGGTGCGGCGAGTGTTGATTTTGAAAGTGGAGGTGGTATGAGCGGCGGTTTGTCTGCGGGCCTTGGTCGAGTATTGGTGCGCTTGTCGGTCGACGGAATGACCAATGATGAGTGGCTCAAATTGAATGCGGCTACGATGCGTGTCAAAAGTCCAAACGGTGATGTGACTGAGCATCCTGCCAAAGCGGTTGCGGAGCAGCAACGCATTGAAGCCACGGTCACGTTTGATGTTGAGGGTACATGGCGTGTGGGTGCTCGACTTGGATTTGTCGGTGGCGACTGGGTCACTAGTATGACCACAGCTGAGATTCGAGTCAGCGATGGTTTCTTCTGATCCGCGCAACAAAACAATCAAGCTCTTTACTGTCGCCAACTGACGTAGCCCGGCACCATGCCGGACATGAGCTACGCCACCATTGCCCAACTGACTGAGCGCTACCTGGAGCGCGATCTTCGTCATATCACTGACCCAGATGCGCAAAACCTGGACGTGACTCGCACGCTCCAGGCCCTGGATGATGCGACCGCCGAGATAGATGCTTGGCTCGGTCGGCGCTACTCCCTCCCTCTGACCAATGCCGCCACTGGCGAGCAGCTTGCCGCGCCCACCGTCCTGGTGCGCTGCGCGTGCGACATTGCCATCTACCGCATGCAGACGCTGCGCCCGGCTGACGACATCAAGGATGCACGCCAGCGTTACGAGGACGTGGTGAAGCTGCTCAAGGCGATGGCCAGCGGCGATGTCGAGATTCCGAATGCCCGGCTGCGCTCTGACGTGGCCGACAACCCGCAGACGCAAGCCATCGGCCTGCCTGAATTCGGCCAGCCTGCAAGCCTCTTTGGAAGGGGTAATCGGTGAGCGTGATCGGCACCCTGGAGTCCGGCATCGTGAGCCGCATCACGGCAGCGCTCACGCTGCCTGGTCAGGCGCATCCGAAGGTCGAGGTGCGAGCCTGGCCGGAGCGTGCCCGCGACTACAAGATGACGCACCCGCACGGTTGCGCGATGGTGATCTACAAGGGCTCCAAGTTCTCGCAGGATCAATCCACAGCAGGCCACCTGGTGGCCTTCGAGGCCGAGTTCGAGCTGGGCCTGATCTCGCGCACGCTGCGCGAACCCAACACGCCAGAGACGGGCGCTGCCCTGGGCACCGGCATCTATGACCTGCTGGAGACCTGCCGAGGCGCATTGCTGGGCTGGCAGCCCGACCAGGCCGCAGGTAGCTTGCGCCTGCGGGCTGAAGACTTCGACGACTACACAGAGGGCACCTGGGGCTACAGCCTGCGCTTCGTGGTGCCCATGCTGACCGTGGCCGAGCGTCACTGCCCGCCCAGCCCGTGGGCCGCCGAAGGCCCGAACAGTTGCTGCGTCGATGCGCCGCCCCTGACCCAACTCAACTTCACCAACCCCTGACAACCGAAGGAGTCTTTCATGAACAACACCTACCGATACACCGGCCCGAATTCCGCCGTCACGCTCAAGGTGAGCGATGGCGCTGGCGGCCTCAAAGACCAGGACGTGATCCTGTGGAACGGCCAGAACGTCGATCTGCCCGCTGATCACGAAGTGACCGTGGCCATGCTGCACCAGGGTCTTCTGGAGCCGATCAGCCAGGCGCAAGCGCCTGCGGAAGACAAGGCAGACGCCGCAGCCAAGCCCAAGGCAGCCAAGTAAGCCACCCGGCACCCATCCATCAACCTTTAGGAGAACCTCATGCCCGCAAGCTACTTGCACGGTGTTGAAACCATCGAAATCGATAAAGGCCCGCGCCCGGTGCAGCTGGTCAAGACGGCTGTGATCGGCCTGATCGGCACCGCTGCTGCGGGTGCTGTGAACACCCCGATCCTGGTCACCAATGAGCGCGACTTCGCGCAGTTCGGCGAAGACATCGCAGGCAGCACCATCCTGGACGCGCTGAACGCCATCTACAAGCAAAAGGGCACCGTTTGCGTGGTGCTGAACGTGCTTGATCCGAACGTCCACAAGACCGCTGTGGTGGATGAGGTGGTCACCATCGGCCTGGACGGCACTTTCAAGACCGCCAAGCCCGCCATCGCTGGCGTGGTGGTCAAGAACATGGCGGGCACTACGACCTATACCGTGGACGCTCACTACACCATCGACCTGCGCACCGGCAAGGGCACCCGCGTGGCCACCGGCACCATCCCCGCTTCGACCGTGGCCACGCCGACTCAGATCAAGGTGAGCTACAGCTACGCCGACGCGACCAAGGTCACGGCCAGCGACATCATCGGTTCGATCAACGCCAGTGGGCAGCGTCTGGGCATGAAGGCTTTCCGCGACAGCTACAGCCTGTTCGGCTTCTATCCGAAGATTCTGATCTCGCCTGTGTTCGCATCGCTGGCCAGCGTGTCCACCGAGCTGATTACCACGGCCACGTCGATCCGCGCCATCACCTTCATTGATGCGCCCATCGGTGTGACGCCCCAGCAGGCCATCACCGGACGCGGCCCGGCTGGCACGATCAACTTCAACACCAGCAGCGACCGCGTGGGCCTGTGCTACCCGTACCTCAAGGCATTTGACACCGTGGCTGGGGCCGATGCGCTCTATCCGCTCTCCAGCTTTGCAGCCGGTGCGCAAAGCCGCAAAGACCAGGAGAACGGCTACTGGTGGAGCCTCTCGAACACCGAGGTGCTGGGCATCACGGGTGTCGAGCGCCCGATTGACGCGATGATCAACGACCCCAACTGCGAGGCCAACCTGCTCAACGCGGCGGGGATCATCACGGTGTTCAACAGCTACGGCACCGGCATCCGCGTCTGGGGCAACCGCAGCGCGGCATTCCCCAGCAACACGCACCCGAAGAACTTCCTGTGCGTGCGCCGCGTGGCCGACATCATTGCCGAGAGCCTGGAGTACTTCACCCTCCAGTACAACGACCGTCCGCTGGACAACGCCCTGATCGACGACATCGTGGAGAGCGGCAACCGTTTCCTGCGCAAGCTCAAGGCCGACGGCGCGGTGATCGATGGCAAGGTCTGGTACGACCCGGCGCTGAACCCCAGCACCGAGCTGGCGGCTGGCCACCTGACCCTCGCCTACGACTTCATGCCGCCGACCCCGGCTGAGCGGGTGTCGTACCAGGCCACGATCAACATCGACTACCTCAACCAGTTGGGCCAGAAGTCCTGATCGGCTTCCCCCTCTACCAATGAAAGGAGCCTGACATGGCCGGGAAAATTCAACTCAACACCCTGAGCAACGCGAACATCTACATCGACGGGAACTGCCTTCTGGGCCGCGCCGAAGAGTTCAAGCTGCCGACCGTGAAGTTCAAGATGGCCGATCACAAGGCCGTGGGTATGGTCGGCGCGATCAAGCTGCCCAGTGGCATCGAAGCGCTGGAAGGCGAGATCAAGTGGAACTCGTTCTACCAGGACGTGTGGGGCAAGCTGCTCGACCCGTTCACCTCGGTGCAGCTTCAGGTGCGCGGCAGCCTGGAAACCCACACCAGCCAGGGGCGCATCGCGCAGGTGCCCTATGTGGTCTATCTGACCGCATCGTTCTACGAAGTGCCGATGGGCGACTTCAAGCAGAACGACAAGGCCGAGTTCAGCAGCAAGTTCTACGCGACCTACATCAAGCAGCAGGTCAACGGCCAGGACGTGCTGGAAGTCGATGCGATGGCCAACATCTACAAGGTCAACGGCGTGGACAAGCTCGACCTGTACCGCACCAACATTGGAGGCTAAACCATGACCAAGATCGAACTGAAAACCCCTATCAAGACCCCCAACGGCGAGGTCAAAACCATCACGCTGCGCCGCGCCAAGGTGCGCGACCTCAAAGAGGTGCAGCGATTGGGACTGTCAGATGCCGACCAGGAATTGATGCTGCTGGCCCGGCTCTCGGAGGAAAAGCTGGCACCAGAAGACATGGAGGAGCTGGACTTGGCGGACTACGCCGAAGTGCAGCGCGTGTTTCGCGCAATGGTGGGTGCCGCTGGCTGACTTATGGGCAGGCGCGGGGGTGCTGGCTCGGTGGTTCCGGTTTGCACCCTCAGAGATTGATGCGCTGGAGAGTGGGGAGTTTTTACGCTGGGTGGAGCTGGCCGGTCAGCAGATCAAAGCGGAGCGCGGGGCTTGAACATGCAGCGCACAGCCTTGACCAGTACGAACACCGCAAGCCCTAAGGGGCCAGCGAGCACTAGCAACGCAAGGGTGCCTACAAGCACTGACACCCAGAAACTGCCCCAGGTGGCACCACCATACAGCCACAGCCCAATGTAGAGCGCCGCTGCCAGCACGCCCACCACGGCGCGGGCAGTGGCTTCTTCTTGATCGAAGCCATTGCGGGTGTCGGTGGTTGAGTGGGCAGCGGTATGCATGGGCATGAATCTTACAGAAAAGGAAGCTGATTGTGGCCAGTGAATTGGGACTGTCGATAAAGATAGGTGCTGTAGTGGGCGGGGCGGTGGCAGCCCTGGGCACGGTGCAGGGGCAATTGCGCCGCATGAGCGAGGCAGCCCTGGACTTGACCAACCGGCAAGACGCGCTGAACCGGGAGATAAAGGAGTTTGTCGGCCCACGCACACCGGCGCAACTGGCAGCCATCAATGCCCAGTATGAAAAGTTGGGCAAGACGCTGGAGAACCTGAAAGACCGGCATGCACAGCTCTCCAGGGCGGCACAAAGGCGGGAAGACTTGCGCACCGAGCGTGCGGCCATGCGCAGCGACGCACTGGATACGCTGGCGGTAGGCGCTGCCGTGGCCGCGCCCGTGAAGCTGGCCATTGATTTTGAATCGGCGATGGCCGATGTGAAGAAGGTGGTGGATTTTGAGCGGCCCGAGGGCTTCAAGCGGCTGGGCGATGACATATTGGCCCTGACGCGCACGCTGCCACTCACGGCCACGGAGTTGGCCAAGATCACGGCGAGCGGGGGCCAGTTGGGAGTGGCCGAGAAGGATTTGCTGGGCTTTACCCAAACAGTGGCCAAGATGGCCACCGCGTTTGACATGGCCGCAGAGGATGCAGGCGACTCGATGGCCAAGCTGGCCAACGTTTACCAGATCCCCATTTTGCAGATTGGGCGGCTGGGTGATGCCATCAACGAACTGAGCAACAAGAGCCCGGCCAAGGCCAGCGACATTGTGCGCACTCTGGGGCGCGTGGGTGGCGTGGCCAAACAGTTTGGGCTGACTGAGTTGCAAGCCTCCAGCCTGGCCAACGCGTTTATTGCCCTGGGCAAGCCGCCTGAGGTGGCGGGCACGGCCATCAACGGCATGTTGACCAAGCTGGCCACCGCTGACAAGCAGGGCAAGAAGTTTCAGGCAGCGCTGGCCGATATGGGGCTGTCTGCCAATGGGCTCAAGAAAGCCATTGGCGAAGATGCGCAAGGGGCTTTGGTAGGCTTTTTGAAGAAGCTCGAATCGGTGCCTGAGCAGCAGCGCATGGGGGTGTTGGTAGACCTGTTTGGACTGGAGTATGCCGACGATGTGGCGGTGCTGGCGGGGTCGGTGAAGACCTATACGGACAGCATTGATGTTTTAAATGGAAAGGGCTTTAACGGCTCGATGGACAAAGAGTTTGCCGCCCGTGCGGCCACCACGGGCAACAACCTCAAGCTGCTGAAGAACGGCATGACAGAGTTGGGCATTCACGTGGGTTCGGCGGTGCTGCCTGCCCTGAACGAGCTGGTGAACAGCATCAAGCCGGTGGTGATTGATTTGGCCACCTGGGCCAAGGCCAACCCCGAGGTTGTCAACGGCGTGATGAAGGTGGCGGCGGGCTTTGCAGCCATGAAGCTGGCCACGTTGGGGCTAGGCTATGCGCTCAATCTGGTGATGAGCAGCTGGGCATCAGTGGCACTGGTTTGGGCCAAGGGCGCGGCGGCGCTGGCCTGGCTGCGTTCGGCGTGGTTGCTCAACGGGGCGAGCATTTTGGGGCGCTTGTCGGGCGCTGTGGCCACAGTGGGCCGTGTAGCCATGACGGCATGGCCGCTGGTGTTGGCTTTTGGCAAAGGGCTGGCCATGACGATTGGTGGGCCGCTGATGCTGGCTGCAAAAGCGTTGCTGTGGATTGGCCGCGCCTTGCTGCTCAACCCCATCGGCTTGGCGGTGACCGTGATCGCTGGCGGGGCCTACCTGATTTACCGCAACTGGAGCCCTATCTCGGCATGGTTCACACAGGTGTGGGGCAAGGTGAAAGCGGCATTCAGCGGCGCGTGGGAGTGGTTTAAAGGCTTGCCCGCCACCTTTGCCAAGCTGGGTAGTGACTTGATTTCGGGCTTGGTGGGGGGCATCACGGCCAAGCTGTCAGCGGCGCGGGACACCATCGTTGGCTTCGGCCAGAACATCAAGGGCTGGTTTGCGCAGACGTTGGGCATCAAGTCGCCCAGCCGGGTCTTCATGGGCTTTGGCAACAACATTGGTGAGGGAGCCGAGTTGGGCATGCTTGGCAAGCTCAGTGCCGTCAAGGGCGCGGCCAAGCAACTGGCGGGGGTGGCCGCAGCCAGCGCCTTGTTGGCTGGTAACCCTGCCGTGGCCAGTAGCGCGGGGGGCACGGCCTTGTCCAAGGGAGCCGGGCACGGCGGCGCTGGGGGCGATGTTCACATCAGTTTTGCGCCCACCATTCAGCTGCGCGGTGGCGGCGACGTGCGCGGCCAGGTCAATGAGGCCATGCAGGTGTCGATGCGTGACCTGGAACAGATGCTGCGCCGCCTGCAGGCTGAGCAGCAGCGGAGGGCCTTCTGATGTCTTTGCTTCCTACCTTTGGCGGCTTTGGTTCGGGCGCTGTTGCCCAGGTGATCCAGGAGTTGACCCGCACCCGTGGCGCGGCCTATCAGCACGCCGTGCTGGGCGACATCACCTTTGACCTGATCACCTACTTCGAGGGGATGGAGGTCAAGTTCGGAGCCGACTATGCCGAGCATGCGCTGATCGAGGGCAAGCCCCGCCTGCAATGGACGGGCGACAAGCTCGATGAGGCATCTTGGAGCCTGGTGTTTCACGCTGGCTTCTGCGACCCGGAGCGCGAGTTGCTCAAGCTGAAAGCTGCCGTGGCCAAGCATGAGGCCATGCCGCTGGTGTTCTCCAACGGCGACTACAAGGGCTGGTTCGTGCCCACCGAGGTGAGCGTGACCTCGCAGCAGACCATGACGGACGGCACCTCGGTCTGGATCGAGGTGAAGCTGACACTGCGCGAGTATGTGGAGCCGAAGGTGCTGGCGGAGCAAACGCCCCGCAAAGAGCCTGAAGCCGCCGAGAAGCCCGCCACCAATGGCACCAAGAGAAAGCCCGCCAAAACGGTCAAAAAGACCCCTGCCGCCCGTGCATCGGGCGCGCCTGTCTGCCGGAATGCGCCATAAGGATCGACCGTGAAAGCGATTGACTGCATCGAACACATCACCACGGCTGGCGAGCGCTGGGATTCGCTGGCCTGGCGCTACTACGGCGACCCGCACGCCTATGGCCGGATCATTGAGGCGAACCCCGCCCTGGACATCGGCACCACGCTCCAGTCGGGCATGGTGGTGCTGATTCCGGTGATGAAGCTGGCCGAGGCCCAGCAGTCGCAGCAGCTTGTTGCCGAGGACTTGCCGCCGTGGAAGCGATGACCAACGACCTGGTCGAATCTTCGACCGAAGCGCCGACCGTCCAACGGGCCGCAGAGGCCATGAAAGTGCCTGTGCCGAAGGTGGTGGTGCAGTACGAGAACAAGGACATCACGGCCAACATCACGCCCACCCTGATCGAGGTGAATTACACCGACTTCATGGAAGGCGAGAGCGACTCGGTGGAGCTGGTGCTGGAGGATGTGGAGCGGCGCTGGCAGAACGCCTGGTATCCGCAGCATGGCGACCAGGTGAGCGTGCAGATCGGCTATGAGGATTCGCCACTGCTGCCCTGCGGCGAGTTCGAGATCGATGAGGTGGAGCTGGACGGCCCGCCTGACGTGGTGCGAATCAAGGCGCTGGCCGCTGGCGTCAAGCGCAGCGTGCGCACCCGCAATGGCCGCGCCTATGAGGACACCACGCTGGCCGACATCGCGGCCACCATCGCCCGGCGCAACAAGATGCAGCTCACGGGCAAGATCGAGCAGATCAAGATCGTCCGTGTCACCCAGGTCTATGAGACCGACCTGACCTTCCTGAAGCGCGTGTCGGAGGAGTACGGCTACAGCTTCTCGGTGCGCGGCAGCAAGCTGTGCTTCTTCAAGCGAGCTGACCTGAAGGAGGCCAAGCCGACCATGCTGATCGACCGCACGGATGTGAGCAGCTACCGCTTCCGCGACAAGGTGCATGGCGTGGTGGCCTCGGCCACGGTGAGCTATCACGACCCGCATGCCAAGCGCACCCGCAAGCGCAAGGTCAAGGATGCCGAGGCCAAAACCAACCAGCGCAGCGCCGATGAGTTGAAGATCAACGTGCGGGCCGAGAACGACCAGCAGGCCCGCCTGAAGGCCGATGCCGCGCTCGACCGAGCCAACGAAGACCAGACCGGCGCAAGCCTAACCCTGTTCGGCAATGTGAAGCTGATGGCCGGGGTGAATGTGCAGCTCACCGGCTTTGGCCGCATGGATGGCAAATACACCATCACCCAGAGCCGCCACCGCTTTTCGCGCAGCTCGGGCTACACCACGGAGATCGAACTGAAGCGGGTGCGCGATCCGCAGCAGGGAGCCAAGCAATGAACACGGGCGGCGTGAAGTACAAGCAGGGCATCGTCTCGGCTGCCAAGCCGGGCTTCTGCCGGGTGCGCTTTGACGACATCGACTGCCTGGAGAGCGCCTGGCTGCCGGTGATCCACCACAAGACCCAAGACGACAAAGCGATCTGGACGCTGGACGTGGGCGAGCATGTGGCCTGCCTGATGGACAGCAACATGGAAGACGGCTGCATCGTCGGTGCGATCTACTCCGAGGCCGATGTGCCGCCCGTGGCCAGCGCCGACAAGTTCCGCATCCAGTTCAAGGATGGCGGCTCCTTTGAGTACGACCGCAGCAGCGGTGCCATGAATGTGGTCTGCAAGGGTGTTGCAAACTTGACCGCTGGCGGCGCGGTCACGGTCAAGGCACCCAGCGTCACGCTGGATACGCCGGAAACCACCTGCACCGGCAAGCTGACCGTCAAGGGCCTGCTGACCTATCAGGGCGGCATGGCGGGTTCGGGTGGCAGCGGCAGCGCGGCAACCATCCAGGGCAATGTCAGCGTCCAAGGCAATATCAGTGCATCCGGTACGATCATGGATGCGGGTGGCAACTCGAACCACCACTCGCATTGAGCGGCTGCAAAACTAAAGCCTTTTACTCGCCGCTCTAGCGGCCCGGCGCGACCATACGCAACATGGTCGCCTCGGACATCAACAACATCCCCAATCGCTTCTTCCAGCCTGCGCTGTCTGCACAGGTGGATGGCCACGCCTCGGGCCTGGCCAGCGACCGCCTCGGGGAGCTGGTGACCGATGCCGCCGATGTGGATCAGTGCATCCGCATCATCCTGACCACGCCCAAGGGCAGCGATCCGCACCGGCCCTTGTTTGGCAGCAACCTGCACCTTTACATCGACTACCCGGTGAACAGCGCCCGGCCCCACATCGTGCGAGAGGCCGTGAATGCCCTGCGTGAGTGGGAGCCGCGCATTGAGGTGGTGAAGGTGACCGTCTCCCTCGCTGACGTGGCCATGCTGGCCTGCGTGGTGGAGTGGAAGTTCTCCGCTGGCGTGGCCGAGGAATCCTTCGTGACCAACCTCGCCCTGGGAGTGGCTAAATGAGCCTGCTGGATCGCCTGCTACCTGAACCCGACTTTGTGGTGCGCGACCCGGAAGCGGTCACGCGCCAGATGGTCAGCCAGTATGAAGAGCTGACCGGCAAAACCCTTTACCCCGCCCAGGTCGAACGCATCCTGGTCGACGTGATCGCCTACCGTGAGAGCCTGATGCGCGAAGCCATCCAGGACGCGGCCAAGCTCAACCTGGTGCGCTACAGCCGTCGTCCGATTCTGGACTTCCTGGGCGAGAACATCGGCGTAGAGCGCCTGGATGCGGTCAAGGCTCGCACCACCATGCGCTTCACCTTCGACCCGGCCCCGGCCAGCGCCACGCTGCTGCCTGAGGGGACGGTGATCGAGGGCGGCGAGGTCTCCTTTGCGACCGTTGGCCAGATCACGGTACCGGCTGGCAGCGTCAGCATCGACGTGGAGGCCGACTGCACCCAAGCGGGTGTCGTGGGCAACGGTTTCGTCGCTGGACAGATCAAGGCCCTGGCCAGCTCGCTGCCAGGCTTGTCCGTGGCCACGGTGCAGAACATCACGACCTCTGCCGGTGGTGCCGAGGAAGAGGACGATGAGCAGCTCAAAGAGCGCATCGTGCTGGCCCCGGAGCAGTTCAGCAATGCCGGTTCGGTCGGAGCGTACCGCTTCTATGCCCGCTCGGCGCACCCCGAGATCATCGATGTGGCCGTGGTGTCACCCACGCCTGGCGTGGTGAATCTGTACCCGCTGGTGAAGACCGGCTTGCCGAGTGCGGCGGTCAAGGCCGCTGTGCTGGCCACCTGCAACGCTGACCGAGTGCGGCCCCTGACCGACCAGGTCAATGTGCTTGACCCGGTGGTGGTGGATTACGCCATCACGGCCCAGCTCACGCTGTTCAGCACCGCCGATGCCGTGCTGGCTCAGTCCGAGGCGCAGAAAGCTGCCGAAGCCTACCGCGACCGCATGCAGGTTGCCCTGGGCAAAGACATCGTGCGCGATGAGCAGATCGCGGCACTCAAGGTCTATGGCGTGTACTCGGTCGGGCTGGTCGGCAACGACATCGAGCTGAACGACCAGAGCTGGCCGCGCTGCACGGAGATCAACATCACCGTCGCCGGAACGAAGAAGGGGTGAGGCATGGCTGACTTCGTTGAGCCTTCGCTCCTGGTACCGGCCCTGCGCAACGACTTGAACATGCGAGCGCTGGAAACGCTCGCTGCCCGGCTTTCCGGCCTCAATCTGGCCCCTTCGGTGCTGTACGACTTCGACCACGTCGAAGCCTCGGCGCTGATCCACTTGGCCGAGCAGTTCAACGTCCTGGGCGATGCAGGCTGGGACATAGCCAACACCGAGGCCAAGAAACGGGCGCTGCTGAAGGAAGCGGTCGCCCTGCACCGGATCAAGGGAACGCCCTATGCGGTCAAGCGATCCCTGGAGCTGCTCGGCGTTAATGCGACGGTGACCGAGTGGTTCCAGACCACGCCCAAGGGCCAGCCCTACACCTTCATCCTGGATGCCCAGGTGACCGATCAGCCTGCAGGCGCTCCGGCCATCGACGCAGCCAGAACCGACCAGATCAAGCGGGTGGTGAGCTTCTGGAAGCCTGCCAGCCGTCACTTCACGCTGCGCGTGGGCCTTGGCATGACCACCAGCCTGCGCATGGCGTCTGTCTTCTCAGGCAAGCAGTGCCTCAACACCCAGGGAGCCATGTTGCCGCTCGACGTGGCGGCTGCTACCTCCCTGCGCACGGCCAGCCTCTTCAGCGGCGCTCAGATGCTGGCGAGCGACGGAACCATTCAATGACAAGGATTTGACCAATGAGGAACCACCCATGAGCGTAGCCCTTCAATTCAAACTCACCCAGGCCGGCCAGGCGGCAGTCTGGAATGCCAACAACACCGGCACCTCGCTGAACCTGACCCACATCCAGTTCGGCAGCGGCAACCGGGCACCCAGCGGCACCGAGACGGCGCTGCTCAGTCCGCAGCAGGCCGTGGCCATCGCGGCGGGCTTCTCGGTATCCTCCACCCAGATTCGGATGTCGGCGATCTTCACCGGCAACCAGAACTACGTGATCCGCGAGGTCGGCCTGTGGGCAGGCGATCCCGCCGTGGGAGGCTCCAAGCTGGTTGGCTACTGGTCTCAGGCCGCAGGTGACCTGGCCATGAAGTCGCCTGGCGTGGACTTCATCTTCAGCCACGACATGACGCTGGATGCCGCAGTGCCTGCGGGCAGCCTCACCATCCTGGCCGACAACGCCCAGAGCGCGATGCTGGCCATGATCGCCGCCCATGAGGCCAAGGCTGACCCGCATCCAATGTATGCAAAGCTCGGTAACAACGCCGGTCTTGCGTTGGCTGCAGCGGGAGCTGCAGGAAGCGCCACTACAGCAGCCCGGTCGGATCATGCGCACCCTAGACCGACGGCTGCCGATATTGGTGCCGCCACGCTGGGTTCTAGTGCGGGTCTTGCATTGGCCGCAGCAGGTGCGGCAGGGAGTG